AGTTGATGTTAAATTTAAATAATACTTTATAGAACTTCCAGATATTTCATTATTAGATAAAGATGATGACATATCAGTTAAGTTGAATTTAATCAAAATTCGACTATTACCAATGAAGTTATTTGAATCTATTTCAGATTCGAAGAACTTAGTTACTTCTAAAATTTCATCATTACCAGTGTTTTGATCCATACGTTCTGATTGTTCGTAGATTGTAGAATCTTTTTGTGCATATGTTCTGTAAATCATAGTTTAACCTTTAAAATGATAAAGATACCACTCTTCCTCTAATGTCGGTATCTGGGAATTTAATTTCAAATATTGATGGATCTTTTGGTGGATATACTATCCCATTCTTAGTAGCATTGGATATACTATATTTATTGGGTGAATAATTACCATTATACTTATTAGTAATACGTAAACCACCCTGTTCGTTGTTATTAGGTCTAACTACAGTTTGTACACCAGAAACACCATCCAACAAAACATATAATTTAGATATATTAATAGGCTGACCTACAGACCAATTATCAATATTAAAGTATTTTTTTAATTTATCAATACATTTCAATAAAACTTCATTTGAATTATGATTAGGTAACACTATTATCTCAAAATCAATTGCTATGTTAACTATGTAGGCATCTTTAATATTAACCGCATCAGTTAATAATCTATAGTGTGATATGTAATTTTTTAAATTAGTTTTAGTCGCTAAATTTAATTGAGTTAACTTTTTGTTACTATCAAATCCCAATGTATATAGATTAAGTGCTAATGGGTTTAATATTTCATCACCAATCGAACTATTACTTAAATCAGTACGTAGTTTATAATCTTGAATCAGATGTGCTTTAGAAATTGAACCAAATTGGGGTGGTAGTGAATAACACCTCATAACATAATCTTCTTTAGTAACACTTCTATTCTGTGCTCCGAAATATGCCATAGCATTATTTCTTATCTCATCAAGAGTTTCCTCACTCCTAGCACCACGTGCTGGTTTAGGATTTGATACTGCTAATGATTTTTGAGAAAACCTTAATAGGTTAGAATCTAACTGAGAAGTATTATCATTTCCAAACGTTCTACCTATAATAGTAGTTAAATCTTTCTGAGGTACATTGTCCTGAACCCCATTACCTATTAGATATGTCACTGTTAATGTGGTGTTTGATGGTGCTGCTCCATACGTTTTTGTATATAAGAAGTTAGATGGATCTATGCCTTGGTCTATATTTGATGTGGCATTATATAGAGCCGACCCAACATTGTCAGGATTTGGTAGAATTTCTTCATCGGCATTTGCTGATACACCCGCTCCAAATTGTATGACTAATTCATCAGAATCATCAAACCTTGTAATAAATCGTTTTGGAACTCGGTTTAACCTCAATAAATATGGAGTCTGATCATTATACTGATGTAAGTTTGTAGAATTTTCATCATCATTAGTTACTTGCTCAAATACAGTATCTTGTGCTAAGTATGGAACCTCAGTCCAACTATCACCATCTGAATCGATGATGGATTTTATACCTATAATATTCTCTTCATTGATACGAATCTTATCATATATTCGTGGATTATCGAATGTGTATTGTAATTCAACTTCACGACCACTGACAGCATTTACTTTCTTTTTAAGTAAATAATATATTGGTTCATTTGTCGAATCATCTATTTGATAAACTGATATCTCAGTAGGGTCAAATGAGGATGATTTTGAGAAATCGACTGATTTTATAGTTCTAAATTCAGTATTCCTAAATTGAGTAGACCCCACTGCCATTTTAGGGTTAACTGTTAGTGCGTATCTAAAATCAGGCTTAACATCATCCCCAGTTCCGATTGCAGGAACTAATTGATATATTTCTAATTCAACTGTAGATTGTACCACATTTTTGGGTTTATACCCATATGCAGAGGCTAAATTAAATACATTTGATCGTTCTTCCGCATTGGTAATTAACGATTCTCTTAACTGCGTATCTGTATAAAATGATAGGACATCACCGATGTACGATGCCATTTCAATAAACATCATACCAGGGGATGATTCATTAAAATCATTATACGTATTTGGAAAATAGTTTTTAGAAAACTCGATTAGCAATTTTCTAAATTGACCGAAATCTCTACCTATTAACCGTACATCTTTATTTACTAATTTATTATCATTTACCATTTATAATCTCCATTACTCTATATTTACAAACCCAGATGAATCTACTAATATAATTATCTGCTGATTAGCTCCCTGTTCTGTAACTCGAAATCTTAATTTTACTTTAACGTAATTTTTATCTTCAATAATTGTGGCTTGTAATTCACTTACTATAATATATGGTAGCCAAAATTCAATATCCTCTCTAATGTTTTCATTTAAGTCATTTTCAATATCTGGTGTTAATTGCTCAAATAACAATTCATAAATCCTACTACCAAATTCAGGCTGAAAGGGTCTCTCACCTTTTTTGGTAAGAAGTAAGTTTTTAAGATTTGACACAGCTTGTTCCTCAGTAGTATAACTTAGTTTAAAAAGTCCAGATTTTTTACCAAATGGCAAAGTAATACCAACTGCTGTGTCTTTCTTTAAATCAATAGGATCATAAAAATATTCCTTACGTCTAGCCATTAGTTATCCTTTATTTACTTAAACTTCTTTCTTTAGATTTTTTCAATATTTTTGAATAATCCTTAGTGAACATATTTTTAACACCATCTGGTAAAGATTCTACATCCACAGGCCGACCATCTATGTCGTTAGTTGGTATTGATTGTGTTACACCATTCTTATCAAAAGACATTGCATTTTTTGATGTAAGACCACCTTCGCCATTTACATCTTTCCATTCATTTTGAATATAAGTTTCGTTTAGCATTCGATTTAAAGTCGAGTTTGCAGCAAACTTCTGTTCTTTTATATTTTCGTTTTCAATTAATTGATTACCCGATTGATCAGTTATACCATCTATGATGTCATCATCAGATGGTTTGGCAATTTCATTTAAAAAAGATTTCATTTCCTCTTTCACTGCCTTTTTTACTGCGTTTTCAATTATTTGCTTAAATTTCGATACTTTCATAATACGTTCTTTTATATAAATATATAATTCATTTGTTTTACACTATACCAATCCAAGGAAATGGTGGGCCTGGTATAGGGCCATTTGGTGATGGTATAGTTCCAATGTATAATCCTGTAATAGTTAGTAGATGTATTTGAAATGCAGTGACTAATTTTGCGCATATAATATTTCCCAATGGTACGGGTGAAGGTGGGTTATTAAATGCATTGAACAGGTTAACACTAAGAGTTGTTACGATTCCACCGAATTGAGTATTTACCCCTGTAATCGGGCCCACATATCCAATTGGTGGTGGAAGTGGATTCCATTTAGTTTGTAACCAATACGATGATAGTTCGTTTGCCCACTTAATATAATACGGTGGAATTGATTTACGGCCTGATTGTTTTGTTTTATTAAATACATCAAGTATTGCATTTTCCATCAATATAGTAGGTGGTGTTAATATTGGAATTGATCCAATTATATTAGAAATAGACACCATTGATGTTGATGCTTTATAAGAATTTGATATGACACGGGCAGTGTCTCTTTCGGTTTTGGGAACGGCACTATCTAAAAAAGGTGCTACTGTATTTACGAATGTACTCCAATTTGCTGGCATATTTATTGTGCCATTAATTTGAGATCCGCTAACAATTTTTGAACTTGTGGTAGATTAGTTGCTACACCAGTTGGGCCTGCGCCTGTTGCAAAGGTTGCTTTAGCTGATACTAAATCTGCTAATTGTTGTATAACACTTTCTAATATAGTGAACATCTTATCCATATCAGCTGCCCAATTTGGTGTTGATATATTGACTGATTTTTTAGCTGATAATATTATATAATCTGATTTAGAATTTAAAATTATCCTATCAGAGTTGATAAGTATAGTTGGTTTATTAAAACTTTTCTGCGGTATCACTCCCAATGCTAATGATTGAGCTGTTGATATTGGTAGATTTTGAGAAGATGTTAGCCAGATTGATGATAAATCATCATTTACATCCTCTATGGTATATTTATTAGAACCTTTAGATGATTTTCTACCATTTGATAATATGATTATTGGTTCTTCAACTTTAGCCGATTTCCAAGAAGGTCTGAGAGTAGTATCACTATTCTTTGGTGTGTATCCAAATCGAAGGGAATGTCCAAATCTACCTTCTATAATAACATCACCTATAAATGGTTGCAATTGGTTTATCCCACTCACTTCCACAAAACCATTTCCTAAATTATATTTATTTGATTTTAACCTTGATGTATTTGGATTTCCAGTTTGAGTTGATTGGTATTCTAAATTTCGATCTACAACTTTGATTGTTTTAGATCCAGGAAGCGCATTATTATGAATACTGTTTTGTAATGAAATCGGGTTTAAGTAATAATATCTAGTATTGGAAGTTTTGTTGGTTGGTTTTGAACTACCATCATGCGATTTTACTAATAATACAGCCTCACCCATTAAAGGTACTTTTTTTATATTAGAATCATAAGGGTATGCTGTGATTAATTTATTAGGGATATTCTCTACATGAACCCCAATAGAATTTACCGAATTGCTATTATCATCTTTTAAAATTATACTTTTAACTATTCCAGTATTTAATGAAAAATTAGACATTAATCACCCTCACTCTTTTTAAGTAAATCAATTTTATTATCAATTTCTCTTGCGTTACTCAGAAGTTGTTTCTTTTCTTCATCTGACAATCCAAATGAATCATCATTACCAGAACTAGAATCCTTTAACATACGTTGCACAATAGCTGCCAACTTAACAATCTGCTCATCATTCTTTACAGCGATTTCCATATATTCTTTTATAAGTGGAACCACCACTGTCGCATCATTAAGATCTTTAACTAATGGTTCTAACGTTGCTATTAATAGTTTAAGCTGCCTATCTTTCTTTTTAGAATTGTCATATATATGAGACATTAAATCAGAAAATGATTTACCTTTAAATAATTCTGTATCCTTATCCATCTATTTTTATTTTTATATGTCCATTTGCATTGTACTCAGTGTATAACTTTAGATATAAGGTTTTTAATATGTTAACAACGCGAGTTATGTATTGAGTATTGACATTAGTTCGTTCTCTAATAAGTATATACAGTGCTTTTTTGTTATAAGAATATAAATTATGCCTACGTTTAAATAACTCATTTACACTATCAGCAATCGATCTATCACGTTGTTTAGAAAATAACGTATTCAAATTAACATCAATGTATTCTGAAAATAAATCAATAAATTCTGATTTATATTCTCTACTACTTTCTGAATAAACTTCATTTACAATATCTCTAGATAAATCAACAGCCTCTAACGTATCACGTGACTTAAGAATATCATAATTTTTGTTATTCTCATTCCATAGATAATGCCTAGATATAACTGTAAAGTATGAAAATGCTTTACCGTTTTCAGGAATATACATATGTATCTTTTCATTAAGGAATGCCACCACATTAGCTTTTACATCATCGAATGAATCATTAAAATATTTTGTTTTAAATGTGTTTATCGCATTTTCTGCTAACTTATCAAATGGATATTGTATAAATCGTTTATAAATCTTATTTCTAAGCCGTTGATCATCAGTTCCATTGTATGCACATATTGCTACTTGTGTTATATGTGTAAAATACCGTTTTGATTTTTTTCTTCTTCTTTTCTTTATTTTCTTAACTTCCCCCATTCTCTAATTTCTCCCCTCAGTTTCTTCTACATTATTATCTAAATTAAATTCATCATTAAGTGAATTCATTGCGGATTTAATTTCAGCGAATATCGATCCAGATTCATCATCAGATTCAAATGAACCCAATGTATCAATATCCTTCATTTTCATATATGCTGATTTCATTGAATTAAAACTTGCTATAAAAAATCCATAATTTGTTTCATTTTCATCTTCTAATTTTTCTAATTTTTTGAAAAGATTGTATATTATAAAAACACACACACTTAATACAATTCCTAAAATTACTATCGTTGCTACCATATTATATTTTTAATCCGTTTTAAATATACTATCAAAATCTAATTTCGATTCCATTTTGATCGAACTTAGCTTTTCTTTTTTAGATGGACGACCACCTGTTGATTTAGGTAATGCTACCCCACTCCCACGTCTCCATCGGTCATTTTCATATCTTGCCGCCATAATGTCAGCCTGATGCATTATAAACGGTAATGATGTCTTTAAATAATTGTTTTTATTATATGATATAAAGTATTGCTTATTAGATTCATCATACAACCCATCTGTTAGTTTGATCCCAAGATACTCTACCTCTGAAATCTTAATACCAAAATGATTCAACATCCAAAAAGTACGATCATTTAAATTCATGTAATGCATACTAGGATTTGTGGTATATATTTTACCTTGATTCTCAACATGCCATTGGGAATCATTAGGTATGTACCAATTTTCAGTTTCATTACCAATCTTACCTAAATCATGGTGAAGTGCTGTAAAGATTAATGTTTCAGTATCAAAATCACCAATCTCCATTTCGGAATCTTCATAAAGTTTCATTACGTTTACTGCATTACGTGTAACACGTAATACATGATCTATATAACCACCAGCGAAGGCATTATGAAAAAAATCAGTTGAAGATGCAGGTGTTAGTAAGATTCTCTCTTCCAGTACATCATACATATTATTCAAAGCAATTAACCGATCACCTTTAAAAGTATTGGATATAATCTCTCTTAAAAGTTTATAATTACTTGTAATTTCATTTTCATCTAAGATATGAATCATATTTCTATATTATATATTGGGGTTACTATTGATAAAATATCACCTTCACGGTATATCTGATATGATTTATCACCGTTTTTATGCTTAACGCCTGTACCTTGTAGCAGTACCGTATCACCCGCTTTTACAGTCATTTGTATTCTATCACCAGTTTGAGTAAATAATCCATCTCCTGTTATTAAAACAATACCCATCATAGTATCATCAAGGCCCGCTGGTTTTAATAATCCACCTGCTGTTTTCTCTTCTTTGTTTTTGATTATATCGACAACAACCCTATCACCTAATGGTTTTTCGTATCTGTATTCCATAGTTTTTTTATTATTATTTTATGCAATATACGAAATATTTTACGATTAAACAAATTATAAGCTACTTTCTTTTTCTTTTTCTTATTGAAGTTTTATCAGAATTGATAAGTTTCGTTTTCTGTGGAACAATATCGACCTTAGTATTATCCTCATTATTACTAACATAGGATACATATTTGTTTAGTGCTATAACCATAGCAATTGCTAATGGGTCAAATACAATTACAATTAATAATGTAAACCAATTCACAACCTCATTCATAGGTTTTCCTGTTAGTTCTGTTAAGTATAATAATGGTCCTAACTCAGATGAGATAGTACTTTCTGATTTTACAGACATAATCCGTAGCTCATATTTTGTAATAGAATCATTTAATGTATTGATCTTATCTGATAACTTATCGTAATTTATTTGAGAAACATTAAGTTGTGTATTCAACACCGAGCGGGTTGCACTTGATGTAGTTGTTATTATTTTACCAGTGTCATCATCTTTATATTGAATAACGTTGTTAGACAGTCCTTTTGTCAACTCATTTATCGAATTGGATATATTGTTCCGATCAATTGTATATCTGTTTGATTCAGTGATGAACCGATCTTTCTTAGTTTCTAACAACTCAACCTTATTATTGAATATATCCATTTCAAATGCAGTCGACTGATAAGCTGATGTCAAAAATCCATAAACTCCAGCTGATGTTATTAACATTAATATAACAACCCCTAATGTCAAATAAGTCTTTAAAAATACCCCTATCCGTTTCCAATGATTATGTAGGTAACTTGCAATTACCAACTTTGAGAATTCTAAGGTTGATGCCATAATAATAACTTCAATCTGAGATCCAGCGAACAATGAACTAAGACCGTAAACAGAATAATATGCAGCTGTGAATGATAATCCAAATGTAGATAATACCATCAGAATTATAAAAAGTGTACTTTTTTTAAAAATAGTTTTCCAAAACACCATGTAATTAACTTTTTAAATTGTAGTTATAATAAATACTTATGAGCTTGATTCAATTCTTTTTTACTTATTCATGTTTGATCTTTAGATTAACCATGTATATATAAGTACAAACTAATAAGTTATTCTTTAATATCAGATTGACAATAATTAAAATCCTATTAATTAAGGGATAAGAAAAAAATAAGTATCATCATAAGAGGTTTCGGGAATACTATATCTAATTAGTAGATATAAAAAAACACCCAAACTGGGTGTTTAAATTAATCAAATATTAAAATTTCATCAATTGGGTATGAATGAAGATTACCCCTAACCATAATCACAGGTTTCCAACCAGGCACCTTGAAACTGCATTCTCTAACAATAGATACATATTTGATAACATCAGTCCATTTGGAAACTCCATATACGTTTCTTTTGAATTTACACCCAATCAACTCATCCATATCACTGATCGTAGATTTACTGAACTCATTCAACTCATTCATATTTATTTTTCATTTAACTCGTTTTACAACTATCAGTTACCCATTCCATTTTTTTAACTAATTCAGGTTTTTTAAGGCCCGCTGAGGTATATTTGTTTATTAATTTAAACAACTTCCTTTCAAACTCAGATGATATATCAATATCATTATCTGGATGATCATACATTTCAACCCCCAATCTATCAACTAATCGATTCATCCGTTTTAGTTGATCTTGATTCATTGTATGTTCGTGTCTCTCAATTTTCTCAGAAAATGCAACCGAAATTAATGCCACATCTTGGTAATGAAGTTCAGTTTCAAACTTCTCGTTTATAGTAAATCCCATATTTTTTATTTTAATCAAAAGTAATCATTTAATTTGGAGACACCAAACTTTCTACATTAAATTTATGTTAAGTTTATTCGGTAACTTAGATTATTGAATATATATATAGTGAGCAGAACAAGTTACCATCTATGTGGGCAGGGGGATATATGCTAAGAATAATAATGAGTTTAGTAATATTAGTTTTGATGGGATTTAACGTAAATGCTCAAAATAAAGTGATTGATCCCTATAAAGAACGACGTGGTCGAATAGGTGATCATCAGGTATTTAAAACGGGATTAGATACCTACGATCAAAAAAGTGGTCTTAAAGTGGATATTATATTCCCACAGACTGTAGTTCTTTTTGCACTTATTGAATCAGATGGATCGCATTATTTACCATTGCCCCCTGAAATGGAATGTGAGTTATTTGGTGAATTTTGGTGGACTGGTAATATTCATAGACATGGTTATTGTAAGATTGAAATTAATCTAAACAATGAACGGTTTTTAATATGCACTCAAAAAGAATGCTTTATATTAGAAATTTCGAAACCAGAAGAAAGTGTAACTAGGCGTATCGTTTATAAGTTCACATATAGGGATACTAAACTTGTATGGGATGATGAAAAACGAAAGTTAGTTAATGTATTACATAAAGCTAGCTTTTAACGAATAACAGTGGGATTATTCCCCCTGTTTTATTACAACAGGTAGATACTTATTTACATAAGATATTTCTTTAAACTCAATCTCTTCAATTTTCCTACATAAATAATAATACCCATCCTTCTTAAACACACTATCGCATTTATTTGCAACCTTCCAGTATGCAAGTATTGGTTTATTATTAATTTTAATTCGTCTGATGATACTATATAAGTTGTCGTTTATACTTATCATTTGATTTATATTATTCATATTAGTTTACAGATATTGAATTTACTACACCAATTATTTTATAGGTTACTTTACATTTAGAGTTAGCGGTATCAATGGATTGTAATTTTAATATAATACCATTCATAAATATTCTACTCGCGACAACATCGATTGAACTTTTATTAGTGCCAAATATTACTATTTCATTTTTATTTTCAGTAACACCGATTGATTCTTCACTATCTAAAAATTCACTATCATCATCAACTTCATCATCAAACTTATCATCATACATGATTTTATTACCATCAGGATCACAATATAAATCATACATATACGATATTTTATCTTCATTAGATAATGTCGAAAATATATCGATTTCATCATCATCCCACCAATCACTTACATCATTCATATCTCTCCTATCTATATTTTTTATATAACTCGTTTAGGTATAACATCACATCATTATTTAATTGATAATGATGAACAATATAATATCGCATTAAATTGCCCACAAATGCTATTTCCGTTTCAGACATCCCTACTTTCATCGGCATATCAAATACTTTTGAATGCATTCTAATGGATAATTTCTCTAATAACTTCCATGTATTTGATGTACCAGTGATAATATACCCATTATCCCCTCTACTGAAAAGAATATTAGATAATATGTCATTAGATGTTATGTTAAAGTAATCATCTAATAATGGTTCTTCAACTACATTATGTACGGTGGTATCACAAACTTCATTTACATAAGTAATAATGCTGTTACTCTTGGTTACTAAATCCCAATCGAAAGACTTTGGTTCTGGCAGTAGAGATAAAGTTGTTAGATGATCTTTATTATTTGATTTTATTTCATCTATAACTGAGTTAAAGTCTGCATCTGTATTATATATGGATTGAAATAGTGGGTTCGTTTTATCTATCTCCCCCATATCGACCTCATATTCATCCTGCCAACTCCGATCACTGTACCAGTTTCGGGGCAATTCATCCACTGCTGATTTAAAATAAGTTTCTTTATTTTTTTGTGTTTCTTCATCTTCCATACCTCATCTATAAATATGTGAAACTATCTAAATCTTCTTTTCAATAATCTTTTTTCTATTTTCATTGCTTTTTTCGCATCGGATGCTAAATCCATTTTATTTGGGTGAGTTCGTTGTATGTTCTGATCGATTTTAATAATATCATACACAGCATGCCAAGCGGCAAATACTTTGGTCTGATTGGGTATGAAATATGCTTTCATTAGTTTACCGTTATCATCAGATACAAAGTATTTGCCGTTATTATCAGCAGCAGTTTTAGCTGTAGGATATTCCGACTTAACAAATTTCTTTATTTTATCAAATGTTGGGCTTTTCATATTAATTAATTACCTCAAGAATTTTAGTTGCAGTCACTGAGGAAACTTCATATTCCAACCCTGAACTTTTGAACAACTCATGTATCTTAACTTCTCCATCTGATACTGATACCGCATTAACTAAATATTGCTCTGTTACTTTTTTTGTTGTCTTACCGTTATCGGTAATTACTTTTACTTTTACTGAATACCAATTCATATTATTTGTTATTTGTTATTTGTTTAAAATTTATATTAAATCTGAATTCTAATTCTTTTTCGGTTGATAATCCCAATGATGGTGGTGTGATATTTGGTGGAGAATCAGATGAACAATCAATTACATGATAATGTTCTACGTATTCACCACGGGAATCACACATCATTCCAGCAGATAATATAATCAATTCTACTGGAAAATGTTCTGAGGTAAAGTGATGGACAGGTTTATTTCCTATCTTATGTTTCCAATGATCTTTTAAGTTCGACATGATGTAATATATGAAAAAATACTTGAATAAACAAGCCATTTGTGAATTATTAACAGAACGTTAATAACGTATGTATTGAGAATTTAATTGGTAGGTTGAGATTAAACCTCTTATGTTATCACTTTTGTTACCGTGCCAATAAAGTGCGACCTCTATTGTTAATAACGTATCCACATTCAACACGAATGTATGACAACATCACCGCCTTTTTTAATGAGTGGCTATACTCATATCATTATGGAACTACTCAACTTTCATCTTTCCTCTGACCTTGCGAGCCATTCATCACCGCGAAGTGATTAAGTGCAGAATTCAATCAATTCATTTCTGCCTTGCGAGCTTCTACGAACCTACATTCTCCTAAGAGTGTAGGATTAGGTGATTTGTTTTCCATAACTGTTGAAGTCTTTGCTTTTTTCTATCTATATGATAGTAAGTGATGGATTTGAACCACCGACAATCTGCTTCTGAGGCAAATGCTCTACCAACTGAGCTAACTTACAAAGTTTAAATTCACGAAGGTGTGCTTCAACAGTTGCTTCATACCCTTTTGAGATACAAAATACAACACACCTCATACGTTTCGGATTGCAAATCCTACTGTGCGGTATTTTAAGATTACTACGAATTCTATACGAATCCTTTTACCTTTCATACTGAATGTTCGCCTTATCCCTAGCAAGGAATCAAACTCACACTCTACAACTTATCCTATTCTAACTACATTGATTTAGTTTGTAATGGGGTAAGTTACTACACTTATTAGTTCTCACCGAATGGCTCTGAACGTATCCTTTCTCAAGGGCCCGATTACATCAACTTACTGCTATATCCACCATTTGGTAATGATGGCCTGATTTGAGTATCAGGTAAGATGTTGCTTGTTTAAATGAACTAACGAATTAGCGATGAGATGTGATATATCACCTTTCAAAATCCTTACGGATTTCTATTCTTTATTAAACTATCAACTTATTGTCAGCCTGGCTGTTACACATCGATGATACTTTAATTGGATATCAAACTACCCAATATTATTAAACTCCCATTGGACAGTGGTAATACGTAGATTATCTTCAACCCCGATGCCAAATCGGTGCCTACTACCGAAGTAGGATTAATCATGTATTTAGTTTAATACTTTCAATACTTTCAAAGAACGATTTCTTTACTTATTTAACACCCACAATATACGAAACTTAAATAAGATATCCAAATTTAATATGTTAAATTAATGTTAAATCTTTTTGAGCGGGTGGATGGAACTGACCCACCTTCTTCTAACTGGAAGTTAAACGGGTATTCCCTTAACCCCTCACCCGCATTTATAGTTTCCACAATCATTATCGTTTCAACCGTGCTAATATAAGTATTAAAATTAACTTAACAAAACTTTTGATGTTAAATTAATGTTAAATATTATTTTACTTCACTTTTAATTAAATCAATTATTGATTGATTTTTTTGTAAACCTACAACTACATTCCATAAATTTTTCATGTATGTAATATGTGAATCTTGCATTTTAAATTGAAGTTCATCATCCATATAAAATGGTGTCGTTGAACCTGTGATTAATGCATCTATGACATCGACATCTCTACTTACATCTACTGTAGAATTATTCATTAATTGTTTAAGATATTGTATCTTATT